ATCTTATTATCTGCTATTTCTATATCTCCAAATTGAGCCTCAATCATACCCATAGCACCATCACAGAACTCTACAATGTCTTTAACTCCTATTTCTTCTTTGTTTAATACAGCTTGCCATTGTTCAAACTGTTGCATTTCTTCTTTATCAAGCTCTGTAATGTCTTTTATTCCTCTCTTTTTGAAGATTTTTGATAGTATATTGTCCATATTATCCTACATTTAATGTTAGTAAAGTTGGTACTGGTGTTACTGCTGCTGATACTGCACATAAAGCACTATCAAAACCATTATCTGTACTGAAGGTAAATGAATTATTATTTGTTAAGTCATTATTATTAGCTGTTTCATCTAACAATGAATTATTCAGTTTCCAATAGGCTTGTAGATTTGCTTCATCTCCAACAAGTTCAACACACATATTGTCAGCTATTTCTGTTGATGTTCTTTTATCATCCCATATACGTAATTCATCTATTAGGCCATCAAAGTAATCCCCTGGTACATAATTACTGTTTCTCAATAAACCATTACCACTAAAGATGGAGGTTGGAAGTCCTGTTTCGGTACCCAAACTTAATCCATCTTTAAAAAACTCTGCTGAACCAGCACTGGCATCATAAACAACAGCAACATGATGCCAACCATCTTCTAATGGGTCTGCATCTATAAATTTATTGGTCAAACTACTTCCATTAGAAGATAAAACTATACCTAATTCATTAGTACCTGAATTATCTCTTACTTGGAAACCATATGACCTATTACTTGGATTATCTTTGAAGAGTATTTGTCTCCAAGTACCTGTAAGGGCATCCCCAACTTTTATCCATGCTTCAAAAGTTAAATCTCCCGTGATATCAAGTGAAGCAGAATCGGCTGCTGAATAATACTGACTTGAACCTATTTGAAAATCTGCTGAATGTGTATTTGCCATAATTAATTAAGTGGTTTAAACTCTTGCCAATCAAATGTTTGACTTCCACAACCCGACCCAGTTGCTTTAAAATAATTCTTTCCATTCTCTGTCTTTTTCTCAAAAACTGTAAATCCAACATCTCCATTTGGACATAAATGTTCGTGTATTTCTACATTTGCTGGAATATCTTTTGTGCTAATAGTTTCTTTTTCTCTTGGATGTTTCTTCCCACCATTAACAATCTGAAAGTGTCTTCCATGTTTAGCTTTGAAACTTTCTTGTTCTGTGAGAACTTTTTGAAAATCCATATTATACTTCTTTAGAGAATAAAGCAGTCACATCTACATCTGTATTTGATACATCTGTACCTATATTTTGTATTGTCCACGAAGCATCTAAGTCTGCTTGAGGATAAGGTACTGAAGTTGATATACCTGCGGTACTGTTTGCTGGGATAACTAAGGTATCTATTACCGTACCTGCCAATGACCCTCTAATATCAAGAGTAACCGCTGCATCTGATTGATTAGCACCTTTCATCCATATCATATCGTGATATTCAGAAGCAACACCTGCAAGTAATGATGTTTCTATACCCGTTGTTGTTGATGTGTATGCAGTAGCCAGTGATCCTCTTACCTGTATTGGTCTTACTGTTGGTGTCCCTATTACTGAAACTGATGAAATTGCACCTGACACTTGTTTCACATCCAATGTAGACGCTCTCAGCTCTGTATCTGTTAAGTAACCACCACCTGTTGCGGTAACACTACCATCTACTGTAATTGTATTACCACCATCATCAATACTTACATCATTTGTAATCCCTGTAAGAGTTCCCTCAATAGGGAATGTAGTTCGTGTAGCGCCATCTCCATCTTCTATAATTACTGCTACTGAATTAGTTATATCTGTTACTGTTGCAACTGTTGTTACTGTATCAATAGTTCCTCCTGTCGCTTCTGTACTCCAATTAGCACCACTGGCTTGCGCTACTGGTACTGAAGACGCCCTAAGTTCTGCATCTGTAAGGCCAGTTCCTCCTGTTTCAATAGAACATCTTATTCTGTTATCTGCATTAAATATACCTGTTGCTGAGGTAGAACCAAAAGCATCTACCACATTTACTGAAGATATCGCATCTGTCGCTTGTACCATTCTAAGTGTATCACTTCCTATTTCACCACTTCCTGTATCTGCTGCTAGTGTGGCTGATATAGTACCTGTAATTGGTATAGGGCTTCCACTGTCGTTTATAATCTTTACAGTTCCTCTGCTTCCCCCTCCTCCACCACCGCCAATAGCTGTGATGTTTTCTAATAAGTTAACTATATTACCGTTTTCATCTCTCAGTTGAACTGGTAACGGATTGTTGAGATCAACGCCCATTAGTCCTACAAATCCCCGTATATTCATCTCGTCAGGCATAACTACGTCAGGTACTCTGACAGGTGGTACGGTTACATGAACTCGTGGTTCTGGTACGTTAATTGTTGGTACTTTAATCTCAGGAACAGTCACATTTGATGGTGTTCCCTCTACTGTTATTTGAGAAAGAGCATCAAGCAAGTCTTGTTTATCTACCTGTGCTGTTTCTCGTATTTCTTTCAAGAATGGCTTAAACATTCTTGCCACTTCCGCAGCGACAGAAGATACAATGTTTGAGCGGTCTCGCTTAAATTCATTGTTTATCATCTTCCCTCGTGCGTTGTTGATAGCATTATTTGCTATGTTTAAATCATCATTTGCCATAATAATTGTTGTTAATTGTTAATAATTTACGCTATTAAAGCTATTAATTTGTCATATAAATCAGAATTATCTGTCGGTGCTTCTGTGTCTATTGTATCAACTACAAGTGCGTTAGCCACTGTATTATATGATACTGTCCACTTTCCATCCTGTAAAACTACTGCCTCAACAAAAGTATCTCCATTCTTTAATTTAATATCTATAAGTTTATCCTTTCTTATTGTCACTTTGTCATATCCAAGAGCAGAACTGTAAACTCCTAAATCTACTTTAATACTATTTGCTGTTGATGTTATTACTACGTTTGCCATATTATGATAATTCTCTTATTGTCATTGATGCGTGGACTGTGATGTTGTTGGTAATTGGTGTTACGATAATTACAATTTCATCTACTGTATTATCTATTTTAGCTCCTAATCTAAGTGCATTTGGTGTCGTAATACTTGTTGGTGCTACTGTTGAAAAGTATCCTCCATCTATATCAATCCCATTTGTAATTGTATTTGTTGATGCTCCTGTTGCTGTTTGTAATGCACTATTTGTAGCATCTGCATAAGTAAATGTTCCTGCTACCGTAGGATTTAAAATCAAATCCCAGTGTGCTTGGTCATTCTGTGTAGTAGCAAGTGCTGATATATTTTCAATAATCACTGATGCATCTAGATGAGTTGATTTCAGTTTTATGCCTAAAATAGCATAAGAAGTTCCTGCCGATAAACCTGATACCGCACCTGAATCAAAGTGTCTTAATATCCCAGTCTTCTGCAATCCTCCTTCTGACATTACAGAACAACAAATATGTTCAAGTGTTGAAGCTACGCCAGTTCCATCATTTTCTATCTCATAACGCATCGGTAAGTTAGGTGTAGACATATATACTCCACTAAGAACATTAGAATGATTAAACTCATGAACATAAATAGGAATACCTGCTATGACGAATCCAGCTCGTACTCGTCCAACACCAAGCCATTCAAGGTCTATAATAGTTATTTGTGATTTGGTAAAGTCTAAATCAATCCCACTAGCTCCATTTCCATCCATTGTATCAAGATTCCAACTAGCTTGAGATACAGGGTCGTTTACCACACTGCCTGTTGCTTTAGAACGTATAACAAACTGTACTGTTCCTTCATTGTCTTTTAAGAATATTCCATTATCATCATCGTAATATCCCCACCCTCTTGTGATACCTGTTTCACCTCCTAATTTATCAAGTGTTCCTGTTGCAAAAATTAACTGACTCTTCCCAGGCTGATAATTAAACCGCATAAATGTCTGCCGTACTCTACGTCCTGCTGTATTGAGTGCTACACCTATTACAGTTGAAGCTGTGTCTGTGGAATGGACTGATGTTGTAGAACCACCTGATACTTCTGAATCATCCCAAAATAGAGGTGCGCTATCCCATAATTGCTTTGAATCAAATATTGTCTCAGGATTAGATACTCTCCAACGAGCAAAGGCATCTATTGATGGACTATCTTGTGCTGTTATCTGTACTTTCTGTGTGTTGTTGGTTTGATTAGCAATTAAAGTGTTTTGCTTTTCTTCTGTTGCTGGATTGATTTTACTTCCATCTGCATTCAAGATACTTGATTTACCTATCTTACTACTATTTCCACCTCCACTAGGGAAACTAATAGGCTTACCCTCATCATCCACCATTTTAACTGGTAGAGGACTGTCCCCACCTTTCACAGTCATTTCATCAGGCATCATTACCTCTGGTATCTCAATAGGTGGAATGATTGGTGTGTCAGGTTTCTCTACATTCACAGTTACCTGAGGTGTAGGGACTTTTATTTCAGGTATCTTAATCTCAGGCATATCAGGAAGTTCCACTGTAACCTTAGCTTCAGGTACACTTATTTGGGGTATTTTGACCTCGGGTGCCTTTATTTCGGGTATTACGATGTCAGGTACTGTTACATTAACAACAGGGGGTTTTACCTCAACTTTGGGCGTTGGTAGTTTTAGTGAACTTAATGCTTTTGTGAATCCACTTACTATCTTGTCACTTACATTCTCCAACATAAAAGATAGGAGACCTGTCTTAATCTCATCCTTTGCGTCCTGTTTCTTATCACGAACCTTTTGTTTCAGTTCCGCATCTACTTTTTTAAGGAACTCGCTTGCCATACTATGCTGTTAATTCGGCTAAACTGTTCTGTATGTCTCCAACAAGCCCAGTATTATCAGGTTGCTGAGGAGATTGTTCTCCTTGTGGACCTAATATTTGCTGTACTGGTTGCCCCGTCTCAGCTTCTTCTACCTGTTTAAGCTCTTCAGGAGACAGATTAAGAACATCAAGCATTCTCTTTTGTGCTATCTCTTTAAGAGCTTGGTTTTCAGGGAACTGTTGAAGAATAAATGTGAACTTCTGAATTGTCTTGAATGACTCTTGTTCTTGTTCAGAAGATGATATTACTTGTGGCTCATAACCATCTTTAGAAGCCCAGTCAGAAGCGTATACTTTCTTTGAATATAACTTACCGCTTCGTCCTACTTTGTATAGGCTTATAACTCTTGGTTTGTTTTGGTGCATAAGTTTAGCCCACTTCCAAGCTATCTCATACCAAGCCATCTTATAGAACTTAGCCATACCAATAGTCCTTTCTACTGACTTACCTGTAAGTATCTCTATTTCTCCAAGAGTTTGACTTCCCTTTTCACTCTCCCCTTTCTCAATAGCAGTAGCGCCAGTTCCCCTCTCTACTATATTTGTAAGAGTTTGAATAGCTGGCATTGTGTCATCAAGTCCTGATACTTCTACTGGTTTTATAACTTTATTAATATCTTCTCCTGGTGGAGCTGGAAGCATAACTCCTGGTCCTGGTGTGTAAGTTTGAGGTGTGTAGTTCTGATTAGGTAAGAACCAGTGCATTTGGAAGTTCTTTAATGTCCTGTTCTCCACAAGTTGTGAGAACCATACATTCATTACCTTATTTGGTGTTCTTACTAGGTCTGCTACTGAATCAGAGTATATATCAGTAGTTTCAGGGTCTTCTACCCATACTGTGAACGGCCAGAAATCAACACCTATTAAGTCTTTAAGTGTATCATTAGACAGTTCTACTTGGTTATCTGCATACACAACAACTCGCCTTTCCCATTCTTTCTTATCAGAGTTCCATACTTGTGTGTAATGTTCTGTAAGATTTACAAGTCTATCCCCCCCTGCAATCAAAGCAAAGTCAGAATGTTCTACACCCATAGATTCTAACCTTTCCATCTTCTTTTCAAAGATTTTCTTATTTTCTTCACTCTGTGTAAGTCCTGGTGTTGAATCAAGCCATCTCTTTAGCTCATTCTTACCCTCTGTTGTGTATCTATCATCAGCTAATATCTCTTGTATAGTCCTAAATATGTTTTGCTGGACTACATACCGTGCTGATTCTATATCCCCTACATTCATCAACGGGTCAAAGGTAATATCATAGACATCGAGTGTGTCTATATCTATTCCTTGATTAGATATATTAAGTTTCTTTGTACTTATCCCATAAAGCAATACATTCTTCTTATCTATCACATCTGTGAGTTCTAGTTTGTTTTCTCTAAAGTTAGCATCCCACATCTCTTGGAATAGTATTTCTTTGTCTTCATCTCCTCCTTGTTCTTGCCATTCTATGTTTGGTGCATCATCTATCTTAGATAGAAGAGTTTTAATTGTCTCTTTCATCAACGGGATATTAACCGCTTGACGTTGTGTTAAGCGATTTGTCTTTATTTTATTACGATACAGTTCATAGTTATCTTTCCAATCCTCATGTTTACGTTCTTGTAACTCAGTTGAGGCTGTCTTCTCTGCTATAAGACGTTCCATTAATGTATCTGTAACTAAATCTGGTGTTTCATCTGGCATATTATATAAAATAAGAGCGAAGTCTGGTTAAAGACTCCGCCCTTTGGGGGTTAGGATATTATTAAATTAAGTGTACTATGTTAGATTTGGTTGTCAAGTGGTTTTGCAGGATTACCGACAACAGTCGTACAACTCTTAACGTTCTTTGTTACTACTGCACCTGCGCCAACAACACAACCTTTTCTTAAAGTGACTCCTGGTAATATTGTAGCATTAGCTCCTATAATCACATCATCCTCCACAATTATCGGTCTCCACTCTTTACCTTTAGATGGCGGATGTTTGTCATTTGTAAAGCAAACATGTGGTCCTATGAATACATTATCACCTATTGTAACTCCATTCGGAATAAACACAAACTCCTGATAGTTTACATTCTTTCCCATTACTACCTCGTCTCCTATGAATACAAACTTTCTTTCATTCATTTTTTCTTCCTCCTAAAAGCCCAATAGTCTAATTGAACACCTTGGAACGTACCACTCTGGTCAAAGTGTAACACAGCTTTACCGTTCTGTAAATCAAATGCACCAGAACCAATAAGAGCAGTTATTATCTCTTGATATTTAAAGGCGTTAGTCTCTCCTTTATCTGGTACATCTATTTCTATTATCATATTCCTAGTTCATTATAATAAGGGTTAACTGGTGCTGATTGTGATGGCATCTTGAAGTTCGGCTGTTTGAGTACTGAAGATAGCCCATATCTTATTGCATCCATAGAGTGATTGAAGATATCTTCTGGCACATTAGGACTTATAAAGTTATCGTCCTTATCTTTCTTCCACATGTAGTTACGATACTCTTTGATTGTGTTAGTCGACCTTTTGGTTATAGATATCTTCTGGTCTTGTACTACCTGTATACCATTTCTTACTGAGTCAGCTCCTTTCTCTGCTCCTATTATATTAACACCATAACCTCTTATCTCATCAATACTCTTAGGCTCTGCACTGTCAGCTATTACTAGTGTATCTTGCTCTTGGTTATTTATTGTATCGGCTATTTGCTTATTCAGCATTCCTTTTCTATAAAGAACTTCATCTAATATGTAACCACCATCATACTTATAGATATCTATCAAAGCTGTAGGGTCATTTGAATAGCCAAAGTCCATACCTCTACGTTCTAGTCTGGCATGTTTAGGTATCTCATCTATTATATTCCAACCTTTGTATATTTTACCCTCTACTTCTCCTAGCTGTCCTTCACCATATACTTTCCACCAAGACTTCTTCTCTTTACGCTGTTCAATAGAATCTACAATCTCTTTACTAAGAGCTTCATTGTCTAAGTATGTAAGGATTATAAGCTCTGTGTCATCTCTACTTTTAACTTCTTCATAGAACCAGAACTCATTGGTTGGATTCCAGTCTAGGTATATAAAGTCTTTAGTTCTGACCTCTAATTGGTCAAAGGCTTCATAAGGTATGTTGTTAGCCTCGTTGATGAATAGTCTATCACGTCTTGGTCCTCTTACTTTACTGGGTTGGTCTACTGAAAAGAACTCTATTTTACTTCCTGTTTCAAATGTATATGTATAGTCTGACTTATTCCATCTCTTG